CGTGCTCGGTCTCCGAGTCTACGGTATTTCACAATGCTTTCAATATTTCTATCTTCAGCATCCGCTATAGGCTCAATGACGATCAGCGTGGTTGGAATACCTTTTCGTTTTCCAGTGTCCACGGCATTCTTTGTTCCTTTCGATTCACCGTCCCAAAACGCAAAGAGTTCATCTGCGTTCTCTAACATACTGGCGTTTCTCACGTGTCCAGCTTTTCGACCTTCCACGTCCCAATTAGCAGGCCAACCCACACCACGCCATCCGTCACGCTTGGCAAAGATGCGAGCAAGACGATCCACACCGAAATGTGCGTCTCCCTGTAAAAGGATTGTGTCTTCCTTAGAACGGTCTTTCAGTAGGTCACGCATAAACCTAGCAAACAACCAGTAATTGCGAATCAAGCGAGAACCGGAAATAACGTAAACGCGTCCGCCGGTTAACTGCCAGGGTTTTGCTAAAGACATTTATCCACTCCCTTCAACACACGACGGATAATGACGCGAGTAGCGTTCTCCTGGTCTGTTGAAAGGTGTTCAAAATTAGCATTGACCAAGCTATACCACACCATGCTAGCAATGTCACCCAACGCCGGTAAACGCTGGTCATTCAACAAAGGTAGGAGACGATCTCGCTTAGCGCCTGTTAGCCATTCCAGTGGATCAACTAGTCCTTGCGTATAGGCGATAGTGGGTAATATACCGCAAACCATATCGTGCGGGTTATTAGCTTTGATTACAGCGTCCAAGCTGGAACCATCAGCAGTATAAGGTGAGTACTTATAACCCCATACTTTAATAAGCGTAGCTTTATCCAGGCGTTTGAATACCCGGACAGTATGTAGAACAGCTTCTGCCATCGTAGAGTCGTATGACTCTGAGATTGCCTTTTTAATTTTACGCCGGAGCAGAAGGCGTTTAAAGAAATTCATTTCGCATTCCTTAAATAGTCGATGAAGTCTGACAGAAGTTCGTCTCGCTGTTTATATTTAAAACCCTGAGTATACAGAATCAGATTAATAACAGCGTTAGCCTTGTCTTTGACGGTAACAGCATTCCTCCACTCACGATACAAGACCCACAGATTATCCAACACCCTCCGTCTGCCCTGGTACTGGCGATGGATCAATCGAAAGTGGTGCTCTACCCACTCCGTCATATAGAAGTTGAACAATAGCGCGTGAGCATTGCTCGCGTCTTCTAAGAGTTCTGAGGCTAATTCAGCCGTTACATAAACAGATGAATGCCCCAGTGATTTCTTTAGTTGCCGCCACCGCCATTTACAACGTAAACGGCTTAGTAACACAAAACCCCCTAGGCGATCGCTTTGTGATTCACCACGATGTCGCAGAGCGTCAGGATATCGATAATAAGCTCCTGCCGTGCGTCATGCCAGCGTTCTCTACGTTCTTTGCTGGTAATGTACTTGGTTGGATCAGGAGACGTTAGAACGCGTTTCAGAGCGTCTAAATCGCCTTTGCTGAAATCTACCAAACACCAATCAAATACCCGCCGAGATGCCTCTGCCGGATACATGTTAGATGCGGCATGTTCTGGTTGGGCATACAGTACACGAGCACGCTCGACCAGTTGTCGAGTTGACTTCGTATACGTCTTAACAAAGGTATGGCGTGACGACAGATACTCACCGCGTTTTACAGTAAGCAGCGATTCCAATTCATCGACGATACCCACAGCCATTTCTGGCTCGTTGGCAGTATGTACCAGACCCAAAAGGGTCTGGCAGTAGCCATTCATAAACACGGCTTTGAACGTATTCACTATTTCATCCAATACGGTTTGTAGTAGTCCGGATCATCCTTAGGCAGACGCATGCGCAGGATATCGACAGTGGAGAGTTCAGGACGACGATCGTCTTCGTCTTCTACATAGCACCAGTGCTTGCTAGTCTCCAGCAGAACGTCCCAATCGTACCCAGCTTCTTTCAACTGAGTGTACAGTTCTTCCATAGTACAATAGTACTTGGATTCCAACCGATGATGGGAATTATGCAGGAGCTGATGGACCTCACAAGAGATTTCCAACGCACGGTTCAGTTTGTAGTCATTATCGCATAAACGACGTGCAGTGGTACGCTGCATTTTGACATCAGGATAGAGTTCACAGTAGTACCCTTTATCGTGTCCACCCATACCCCAACCTGGAGAACTAGACGATTCTTTGTTCTGACGCAAATAGCGCAGGTTAGTTAACCCTTCTTTAACACCTTCGGACTGCGACACGACAATGTCAAACGTACCACCGGTTTTACCTTGCTTGTTACGCAGGTACTGTACAGTGATAGCTTGCAGGTCTGTATCGCCTTTGATGTTATCGTTAGAATCGCGAGGGAACTCAGGCGCTTTGGTGGTCTGGTTAATCAGAATTTCCAAGCTGCGGCAGTACAGCAATACGTCAGTTAAGAACGTGAATTTCTCAGGGGTAGCTTTAAACTTAATGTTACCCTTCATGAAACTCAACTTCTTCTTGTCGCCAGCGTATTTGTCCATGATGATTTCATCACCGACGTGCGCTGTGATCAACATATACAAACCGCCAGAACCAGTAAGGTATGGCATTTGCAGAAGCATTTGGTTCTTAGCCATACTACTACGCATGGCTTCGGCATTCAGCTCGGAATCGCCCACCTCTGCTTTATCGTAGAGTTTGGAAACTTCTTCGATAGTCATCTGTGAAATGCCATCGAGTTCGCCGATGGTCGGGAGCATTGCCATGATAGGCTTACCAGACGCATCGAGGAACGGAGTCTCGCGGATGTATGTCTTGCTATCTTTGATTTTCATCGACACCAAGGCACGCAACTGATCGAACCATTTAGAACCGAACATAACCGTCAGGTCGCTGAAGCTCAGTCGTCCTTCACGAACCAGGTCGAGACCGGCAATCTCTTCAAAGCCCTGTGCCAATGTGCAGTAACGCATTGGACTACCAGAACCTTCGGTATCGTGAGCAACCAGAATACTGCGGATGTACTTCGCTAACGCTGACAGGGAATAGTGGTGCGAAATCGTAGACTTATACATATTACCACGACCGCCCACACCGGTGATTTTAGGTAAACCACCGTTGACGATACTATTGCCGTGCTTGCCTCGATAGATAACACCCGTTGGGATATCTAACAGACAGCCGACGTTAAGCCAGGGGCGTACGTCAGGTGCCTTTTCAAACAAGGCAAGTAGGGGATTCTCAGCGTGTGTCATTCAAACAACTCCTCGTTGTTAATCATTTCTATGAGACGCAACGTTCTGCTCATAAAAAGGTAATCGCATGTTAAAAAGTATCGAACTCCAGAAAAACGTCATTACGGTAGAGTCGTTGGCGTTGTTTCGACCTAACGAGAAAACGCTAGCCCGTCTGGGTGGCTTTTTCACGGATGCTGGGGATGCCATCCGCAAATTATTGGGTAACATCACCAATGCCAATGTCGCTGTAGCCATCGATGGTCGCAACTTCCTGCCACTGATTAAAAAGGCAGAGTACACCGCCATCAGTGGACTGCGTGTTCCTTTCCCGAAAGAGTTCAACGCAGACTACGCCACTGTAGTTGATATCATGGCTGAAGTTAATGCCGCGCCGGAATCATTATTCCGTGACTTCCTGAAACCGTTTGGTGAATGGGTAGCTATTACGCTTAACGACCCTACCAAAATGGAAAGCATTAACCAGTACGTAAATATCGACATCAACCGGTCGAAGATTGCGCGTTCACATTTGGTTAAAATCACCAAAGGTGGCTCACAGTCAGAAGTGCGATATACTCGCGCTATCCGTCGTAACAGCGACTGGGAAAAAGTCATTGATACCATCAACCAGATCGCAGCACAGAACGCCAACGTCACCATTGACGACGTGCGTGCTAAGGTTAAAGAGATTGATGATCTCCTTCAGGTACTGATCGGTAAGATGAACGAACCGAGCTTCGAATTTCGTCCGTCAGGTGCCTTCGTAGAAAAACTCGTTGGGTTGACCTACGCAATGGCTGCCGAGATTGAGTTCTACGCCGAGTATCAGTATCTGTTTGGCTGTCTGGTTGAGAATGTACGCAACGACGTAGCACTCTTGACTAAACACCTGCAATAGTGCATAATACCCCCTCCAGACGCCCTTAGGTGTCTGGAGGGTTTATGTTGCCTCTGCTTTAGATCGCCATCCGCAGAACCCGCAGTACGTCTTCGCGCATTTCCGTAAGCGTTCCATAACGAATGGAGGAAGGTGTCTTAGAGACAATATCCATCGCCATCTGATACAGTGGACCACGGTCATGCGGGATACGAATCTGTTGGGCACGTTTAAGTCCTCTAATCTGCATGGCAAAA